GGAAGCTCAGACTGGGCTGACCGATTCTGCATCCAAGTCTTTCGCTGCTATGCAGACGGTCTTGACCAAGTTGCCGAGTTCGCCACGTCAGAGATGAACACCTACCAGTTCGCTTGGGTCATCGCCCACCTTGCTGGCGCTTACAAAAACTCTACCCTGAACCTTGAGGTCAACGGCCCCGGTCAGTCCGTCATCAACGAGATACGTAACTTGAAACGCCAAGCCGTAGCCACTGGTGGCGCAGTTGGCAGAGGACTCATGGATGTGCTCGGAAGTATGACCAACTACATCTGGAGAAGAAACGACACCCTTGGTGGACTCTCTAACAGCATTGGCTACCTCACAACCTCCAACTCTAAAGAACGCATGTTGCAATACATGAAAGACTTCTTTGAGAGGGAGATGATGACCATACGCAGTATGGATACCCTAGAAGAGATGAAAACCGTTGTGCGTGAGGATGGGTTCATAGGAGCACCCGGCAGAGCCAAGGATGACAGAGTAATCGCCTGTGCGCTGGCTACCGTTGCTTGGGCAGAACAAGTCCAGCCTCGACTCATCATGGCAAAGATAACCAGAGAAATTTCCCACAAGCAAGATGAGTTCACCCCCGAACAAGTAGCAGTGGGAAAGAATGTTAGTGACTACCTTAAAAAGATTGGAATGTATGGAGCTTGATAAATTTAACCGCTACACAAAGTTAGCACTCACTACCGTTTATTCTGAACCAGAAGACGGAAACTTCCACACGCAGTTAATACCAAAGATGGTAGACCAGTTCTTTACACCTAAGAAGTTAGCGCTTACTGACTTCATACTAGATGTGGGTTGTGGGCAAGGCACGTTTATGGATTGCGTCAAAGAGCTTGGCTACACCAACATCATTGGCGTTACCTATAACGGTGAAGATGTAACCGCCTGTAATGCCAAGAAGCACACCACCATACAGGCAGATATGACTGACCTCATTCCTATTGCCAACAATAGCATTGACTTTATCTGGTGCAGACAAGCCCTAGAACACTCACCCTACCCCCTGTTTACCTTATACGAGTTCAACAGAGTGCTGCGCACGGGGTCAAAGATGTACATAGAAGTCCCAGCACCAGAATGTTTGCGGGGTTTTGAGTTCAACCCTAACCACTACTCCGTTCTTGGGGACAGAATGTGGGTATCCTTGCTAACAAAAGCAGGGTTTACCATTAAAGACTCCTCTTATTTTGAGTTTGAGTTAACGCAAGAGGGTAAACAAATCCCCGAAAAGTACCTTTGCTTCACGGTAGAGAAAAATGCAAGCATTACCGAAGGCTGAACTCAAGCGTCAGATGAAACGCTTTATTGCTGACAAGGACAGAGGTATCTCTATTTCCCTATTTTGTGAGCTTGCAGGTGTTTCAACTATTCAATTTCTAGGGGTTTTCGAGTATGAAACCCGCCCTCTCACGGAATATATCCAGCGCAGGGTTAACAAAGCCTACATGCAGTGGAAAGCAGGGGCGGTCAAGATAATGAAACGTATCGACAACACCCGCTACGTGGACTACAGGAAGGTTGCGCAGCCCCCAATTATTCATGGAATGGGGCTAAAAGTAACCTCAGACGGCATCAAACTGCGTGTTGGCATGGTCAACCGACACGATTACAGCGAATCAGACCTTAACGAAGCACTCAGGGGGTAATATGGCAGTTCTAAAGGACTATTTTTGTACACAACACGGAATATTCGAGTCAAGGGAAGAAAAATGCCCTTGTAAGCCTTGCACAGGGGATATTTCCGTTGTTTTCCTCAAACCAGTAGGCATAAAGTCCGAAAAGACAAAGAGAACGGAAAGAACCGTTAAAAACTTGGCTCTAGACTTTGGTATGACCGATATTAAGACTACCAGAGAGGGTGAGCACCAAGAAGGCTACATGAAACGCAATAACAAGCTCAATGACAAGCAGTTTGCAGAAGCTACAGCCGCTATGGAGCACAACAACAAGATGCAACAGAAAGAACAGCGTCCCGGTGACTCGGTAATCTGGGGCGGAGGCGGTAGCATCAGCATGAAATCTGTTATGGGTGGACAATTCAAATCTGTTAATGGAGAATCCGTGGGAATTAACCCCAAGGCAGCGGGTAATCTAACTGGCCCTGCGCCAGCAAGCTACATCGCTGACCACGAAAACTTGACTGTGAAGAAATCATGAGAATACCTACCAAGCCGCTAGACAGGGAACTCTTCTACCTTGACCTTATTCAAAAGTGTCTAGTCTCTCGTGACGAGCGTAAAGACGATTACGCCTCTCTGCGCAGTTGGTATTTGTTTGGCAACGGGCCGTCTGATACTCCTGCCATCTTTAACAAAATCTTTCCACACATTGACCAGCTCACCTCGTTCCTCTACTCAGCAGAGACAACAAGGTTTTCTATCAACACAGGCGCTGCCGTGCCTGACAGCGAACAGACAAAAGTTCCAACGCTAACCCGTGCCCTCAATGATGAGTGGCTCAACAGCAACGGTGACCAAGTGTTTTCCACCGCTGTGACGTGGGCACTCGCTTACAACTCAACTTTTGTCAAACTTGTTATGAACAACGGCATCCACCCCTACATGGTGGAACCCGCTTGTATAGGCGTACTGCGTGAGGACTCCCCTTACACAGACAGACAAGAAGCTATTGTTCAAACCTACTACATCACCAAGTCTGAGTTGTATGACCGCCTCTACTCTCATCCTAAACGTGAGCAAATCGTAGAGCGTGTTAACTCAACCCAGCACGAGCGTACCCCCGTTGCTAACGGCATAGAGCGCATCTTGATGTCGCAGGTCAACCCAACCATGTACGGTAACGTCAACCTCGACTTGGCTGGCATGAATAAGTACAAGGCCAATGTTGCTGAAGAAACAATCGAGATGACAGAACTCTGGGTGTGGAATGATGACACCAGAGATTACCAAGTTGTAACCAAAGCAGACCCAGACGTAATCATCTATGACCGTCCGGGGGAGCAAGTGTTCTTGAAAGGCGAATTGCCTTTTGTGCAAATCTGCCCTAACCCCCTGTACGACTACTACTGGGGTGGCAGTGAAGTTCAGCGCATGGTTTTCTTGCAAGAACTACGCAACAAGCGCATGACAGAAATCCTTGACCTGCTCTCTAAGCAAGTCAATCCTCCTACTGCTTTGATTGGATTTACCGGAATACTGGACGAGAAGAACTTTGCGCTTAACCGTGCAGGTGGCTTACTCTCTAGCGACATGCCTAACGCCAAGGTAGAGCGTATGGCTCCGCAGATACCGCCTGACCTATTCAAAGAAATTGACAAGATAGATGCCATGTTTGAGGAAGTCTCAGGTATTGGTAATGTCTTGCAAGGCAAAGGCGAGTCTGGTGTGCGCTCATCCGGTCACGCCTCACAACTAGCCCGACTAGGTTCTAGCCGTGCTAAGAAACGTGCCCTCATTATTGAGGACAGCCTAGAGAAGCTGGCTACCCTGTATCTCAAGTGTATGCAGGTGTATGACAACACCCATTTCAAAGATATGGAAGGCAGACCGTTTATTGCCGAGCAGTTCACCAAAGACTTTGTGGTCAAGGTGGATGCCCACAGCAATTCTCCTATCTTCATGGAAGACATGCGTCAGCTTGCATTTAACTTGTTCAAGGCACAAGTCATTGACAAAGAATCATTGCTTGACTTGCTAGAGCCTCCAATGAAACAATTATTAAAAGACCGTTTGAAGAAGATGGAAGAAAAGCAGGATAAACAGAAGGAACAAGCGCAACAACAAGCGCAGAAACCTCCTCCTAAATCAGAAGGTAAACCAGACTTAAAACAGGTGGGATGATGGCAACACAAACACAAACTCAACCCAAGGCTGACCAGCCAAGAGTAAGCACTGACTCACTCAAGAGAGGCGAGTCTGCGCCAAGTTTGACTTACAGAACACAAGGTGTTAAAAACTACTCTGGGCGTAATCAGCGTGATTATTCCCGTCGTTCATGAACTAAGGAGTGATTATGTACAGAACAGCAAAACGTGGTCGCAAGACTAGACGGTAAGAATTACTCGTAAGAGTAAAAAAGGGTGTGGCTTCCTTCCCTACATAAATAGGTCGCCGCCTTCAACAATGGAGAAGACTATGCGTAAAGCTCGTAAAGGCCGTAAAAGCCGCAAGTAATCCGTGAGGATTGTGTCTTTGGGGAGTAGACATAAAATGCTCCCCACCTATTGACAAAAGGTTTGTAAGTGGTTACAAACTGGCACAAGGAGTAAATATGAGTGTTCCGCA